TCTGTGATGATTTTGAATTTCCAGAGTCTGTCTCTACAGAACTCTTCTGCTGCATCCCATTTTGCTCTGTTGGTGGCATAGGTCATAACCTCCGAGATATACTTTTTGGTGTGTCGTTTTTGAGGTTTGGGTTCATCGACCTGTTTTTTAGGTTTAACCTCAACTAAGTATGCTTGTATTTTCCCGTTTGCTTCTCTTACTTTCATGTAAAAATCAGGAAAGTATCTTCTCCATTTCTTTTGTACGGGGTCTTTATATGGAATAATATGCTCTTCACTTGACCATTCAATGACATTTTTATTGGAATCACAGTAGTCCATAAACTTTTTTTCCCATAATGAACGGTATATTACGCCCGTAGGGTCACCTTTATACTTGCGATAGTTTCTTACTCTGTATTTTCCCTTATATGCCATACTAAATAAATATATCACTCATAATGAGTATTTATGGCACAAAGCAAACAAATAAACAAAGAAAAGTTTGGAATATCATCATACATGGCAAAGATACTTGATAAAGGTATCTCTACTTCTAATCTGTATGAGTTTGAAATAACACCATCTACCGAGATGAGGAGGTTCATGGAAGCAAATGCCAAAAAGAAAGGTGGTGGTGATTTATATCCAAAGTTTACTGGGGATAAAATAGGACAAGCTCAACAAAGGATGAATTTATTATGTCAAGATATTCAAATTCCTGGTAGCACCTTTAATAGTGTAGATGTTAAAATGCCTAAAAAAGGGTTGACTCAGAAGATGGCATCTGCTAAAATGTACAATGAACTTGATGTGTCTTTTATATGTGATCTAGGTTCTACACCTATATCATTTTTTAAAATGTGGCAAGATATGACTATAGGTATCCAACCAAGTCAAGCTTCCCCAGAACCAATATATAGTAATGGTAGTAGATATACTACCCTTCCTCATATGGCTTATGCACAGAGATATTATGATGATTATACTGCTGATGTTGTTATAAACAAACTTGAAAAATATGGAGTTTCTAAACCTGTCAAAGGCATAGCCCAGAATTCTGGGAATGTAATAGAGAGATCAAGTTCTACTCCAAGGGAAGATTATCATGTTCCATTTAAAGTGAGACTTGTTAACGCATATCCCTATTCTTTTTCAACCGTCGCATACTCAGCTGGTCAAGCACAAGCTGTAAAATGTACAGTTGCATTCTACTATGAGTATCAGCAATTTATGTTTAATTAATTATGCCATTACCTGAAATTGTTACACCAACGCATGAGTTGGTGGTGCCTTCTACAAAAAAGAAAATTAAATATCGTCCTTTCCTCGTCAAGGAACAAAAGATATTAATCATTGCAATGGAATCTAATGATGAGGCTCAGATTCTAGATGCTATTAAAAATATTTTAAAAAATTGTATTATTAGTAGAGTAAAGATAGATGATCTTGCTCTATTTGATATTGAATATCTTTTCTTACAGATACGTGCTAGATCAATTAGTGAAGAATTGAAGTTATCAGTTACTTGTCCTGATGATGGAGTAACTAAAGTTGATGTCTCTTTCTTGGTAAATGATGTCGAAGTAGATTTTCCAGAGGGTCATAATAAGATAATAAAATTAGGTAGTGATATAACTCTAGAAATGAAGTATCCTAACCTAGAATATTTTTCTTCAGTAAATTTTGCTGAAGAAGACGTTGATCCATATGATTTAGTTGCTAAATGTCTTAAAAGAGTATATCTTGGGGAAGAAGATTCTGGCACGTTTACATTTAAGGAAGCAAGAAATTGGGTTGAAACGTTGACTGCAGCACAGTTTGATAAAATTCAACAATTTTTCAATACTATGCCTACCTTAAGACACACTTTAGAGGTAAGAAATCCCAAAACTAAGGTTGAAAATAAAGTTGTTATTGAAGGGTTAGTGAGTTTTTTCGGATAGCCCTCTTTGATGAGGGCTTAATGGCTTTCTATCAGACGAATTTTTCTCTGGTTCAACACCATAAATATAGCTTGAGCGATATTATGAATATGATTCCTTGGGAAAGAGATGTGTATGTTAATTTATTAGCAGCCCATTTACAAAAGGAAAGGGAACGAATAGATGAGGAACGTCGAAAACGTAAGTAATGGCTGAAGAACTAACCATTGACACTAGTACACTAACCAAAACTGCAATTAAGTTTGGGGCAGGAATGAGTGCGTTACTTGATACTGAATACGAGTATATTCAATATCTAAGGAACAGGGGCGGTATGATGGGTGTTGGTGCTTATTCGGGAGGTCGTAGAAGTTTACTACAATTCGATTATACAAAGAAATGGCATCATCCTACTTCTAACTTTAGTATTCCACCAAGACGCATCAAACCCATTAAACCAAGGTCTAGTGGATTTCCAAAAAGTAAAGCAAACGCATTTAATCAGGTGCGTATGACTCGCAAGATTTATAATCAGTTGCGTAAGATGGGGTTGAAACCCAATCAAATAAAACACTATCAGCATTTAAGAAATGTAAAAGGTTTAAATCACCTTCGAGCTTTTACCCAAGCTTCAAACTTCAAACCCACAGGAAATTGGCTTACAAACATAGCAGATGATTTCAAGTACGGGTTTCAACGTCCTGATTGGATGACTAGAAAAAATTGGGGATTTCTTAGACCAGGTGTACGAGAAAGACTTGGAAATTTCCTTTTCAAAAAAGAAATGGGTGTGGGTAATAATAAGACACTCCAACCTAGATTCCAATGGCCAAAGTTGCCCAAATGGGCACAAAATATGAAGGAGGGAACGAAAAACTGGTTTAAGGGTCTTAAGTTTCCCAAGATGGGATTAAATAAAATCTCGATGCCGAAAGGATTGAAAGGCATGAAATTGCCCAAAGTTGGAACTGGTGGAATCTTGACTGCTCTTACCTTAGTTCCTACTGCACTTGAGGTCTTTAATTTATTTAAAGCAAAAAGATGGAAAGATGCAACTAGACTTATTATTAAGACTGGAGTAAGCATGGCAACCTTCAGTCTAATATTTGGTGCTAGTGGTGCAGCAGCTGTAGCACAAGCATTCTTTTCTGCAGGTACTTTGACTCCAACAGCAATTATGACTTTTGTTGGTGGTACTGCATTGGCTACTGGTGGATCGTGGGCAGCAGGAGAAGGAACTGATGAGTTCTTGAAGATGATTGGATTGGAAGATCAAGTGACCGAGAAGAATAGAACTGGATCTGTGATTACCTCACCGACTCGTGGTGTACTTGGTGGTACTAAAGCCTTAGTTGGTGAAGCAAACGAAGCTGAAATTATTTTACCTATGAGTAAAATCGGTGACGCAATATCTGCAGTTTATAGGGAAGGTGCATCTATAATGGTAGGTGCTACTTTGGCATTCTTAGGTCCTCTAGCAGGTGGATCACCTGCTGCAGCATCCTTAATAAATGAAGCAAGAAGAATTGCTAAGTTAACTGGTGCTGATACAGATGTTAAAGTGGACAAGATAAACTTGCCAAATTACTTACCTGCAATTGTTACTAATAAAACTAATAATTATCTTGAAGAAAACAGTAGTGAAGTACTATTCGCTTCAAATAAATCAGAAAGCGAAGGTTCAGGTAGTACAACCAATACAAGTTCTACTACAATAACTGGTACTAATAGATGGAAGACAATTCTCCCACAAGGTGATCCACTATTCAGTTCTCCATTTGGTATGCGTTGGGGAAGAATGCATAGAGGTATTGATATTGGAGTATGGGAAAATTCTCCAGTACATGCACAGGAAGGTGGTGTAGTTGAGCAAATTATTCCTAAGTTTGGTGAATATGGTGGAGCAGTTGTAATAGCACATCAAGATGGTACTGCAAATCTATATGGACATGTGTATGATTATGTTGTAAAACCAGGTCAGAAGATAGAAAAAGGTGATCCATTAGCTAAAATTATCTACTATCCTGGTTCTGATGGTAGTAACCAATCTCATCTACACTTTGAGAGATTCAACAAATCTGGTACTAGAATAGATCCATTACCTTATTTCCAACAAGGTGGTGCAAGTATAGATGCACAGTCTAATAGTAGTGGTAATATTGATCCTGTGAATCAGGGAGGTCCATCTAATATTATGCGAGATATTTCGTCTAGTTTTGTTAACATAGGATCATCAATATTCAATAGCAACAAACAAGAGTTAATAGATACTCCAGTCAATACAACTAACGTGGGAAATACAAACAATACAGCTGTACCAATACCAATTCCATATCCTGTTCCAATACCGATGAACAGATATATTACAGTACCAACAGGGGAAACTAATAATGAAACAAAAATGGTTATAGATGTATTTGGTAAAGGAGCAAACAGATCATGAATGACGACAAGTACATAGGCATAGAGGTTCTGACCAACGTACTCAATAATGTAATTGAGATGGTTGATCAAAGAACTGCATTATTAAATTCAATGTTCAAAGAAGATCTTTATAATGATTTTCTTATGACGGAAGCGATGCAAGGTGGTATGGGTGGTGCTGGCGTTGATAATGTAGCTCCTGTTGGTGGGGGAATGAACGATTTGTCATTACCACAAACACCTGATGATCAGAATATTATAAATCTTGAAGAAGCAGGTTTGAATCCATCCGACACGGGAAATACAAATCTTGATAATCCTAATGATGATACAACAACTCAAAACTATAATAAAGGTGGAATCACACCACCTACAACAGGTCTCAATGCAAACACACTAAATCCTTTTTCATCTGAAGACAAACCATCATCAAAATCTTTAGAAGAAACTGGATTTAATGATGTTATTGAAAGAAATATATCCAATACTATAGCAGATGATTTTCAAATAGATCAAAGATTAAAAGATGCATTTGGTGCGTCTTTGGCATTACCTATGAAGGCAGCTGGAGTTGGACTGATGGGTTTGTTGAGTAGAATACCTGCTACTGATGCTGATATGCAAAATAATATTGATAATTTTCTTACTCAAATGAGCACTTCTCTTGGAGTTAGTACAGAATCTTCTACACTAAATTCATCTACTGATAATAAAGAGAATATAGATTTATCTACTAGAATACAAAATTGGGTTCATAACGCAGCTGATTGGTTGGTTTCAAAACCAAAGAACGACGATCCGATGGGTGGAAGTGTTACTAAAATACATGGTATAAACCAAGGTGGTGGTGGTATTGGTTCGACCATATCTAATTTCTTTGGATTAGCTAAAGATAGAGATCATGAAGTTTCTGAAGAAACTATGATGGGTGCTGCTGTTACTGGACTCCAGAAGAGGAGACAGATGAATGATCTGTACATGCAAATGCTCAATGGTGGTGGAGGAGGAGTTTCTCCTAATATCAAGGAACCTAATCAAGGTGGGTTGACAAAAATTATAGAAACCATGAGTAACACCCTCAATTTTAATAAAAATAATCTAGAAGGAATTACATCTACTCAAAATATTATCAATGCCAACGATCTATCATCAACAGTAGCAGACACAAGTTTTATAACTGATCTAACTAATACTGTCTTTCAGGAAAATTCTGAATTGTTAGCAGTAAAATATGACACACAAGTCATAAGTGATGCAATAGCAAATTCAATGCCTTCTACAGGATCACCTAAGGCAGATATAGAAGGTGTTGGCGAGATGGCATTGTCGCAAGTCAAACAATCTGTATTCTTTTCAGAGTATGCTAATACAGCCCAATTCTCATGAGTGAAGTAAACGCAACCAGTAATTTTAAATTAACATCTTTAATTGTAGGTATTAATGGAGAGGACACGATGGTCGGCATCAATCAGCTCCTTCAACTGCAGTATATTGAAGATATAAAAAGTGCATCTACACAAATTTTCATAACAATAACAGATACAGCAGAAGGAAGTCTATCTAAGATTAATGGCATGGAACCTGTATTCATTTCGTTTGAGGATAGTAATGAAAATGTATTTACTAATAACTTTATGGTATATGATGTTCAAGGTAGAATGATAAAGGATGGAAAGTCCAAAGGAACATTATGTTGTTGTAGTCCTGATTTAATTAACAATGCTGCGACCAAAGTATCTCGTAGATTTGGAACTGGTGGTGGAGAAAAGATAGATAAAATAGTTAGAGATGATATTCTGACAAATCTTTTATCTACTCAAAGAAGTATTACTGTAGAACCAACTAAGAATAAATTTTCTTTTATATCTTCCTACTGGTCACCATTTACTATGATACAATATTTGGCATCTAAATCTATACCTGCAACGGATAAAGATAGTCAAAATGCGAGTGCTGGATATGCTTTTTTTGAAAATGCTGATGGATATGTTTTTCAATCCTATGATAAATTTGCTAACGATGCTGCAAAGGATAAGATTGATTATAGATTAGTTGCTGGTTTTGAAACTGCTGACGTAAAACCAAACACGAATAAAGAGTACACCAACGTGAGTAGTCTTACTGTTGTAGAAAATGGTGATATATTGATGGGATTGAACATAGGTTCTTATAATAGTAAGGTAATGACTTTTGATATGATGGACAATGGATATGCAGAATCTGATTTTAACATACATAAATATTACAAGAGTGTTCCTAAAATGAATGGTGATGTAACTCTTCCAAAGTATTTTGAAAAATTTAAGAAGAACTCAGTTCCTACTAGAATTATGTCTAAGGTTATGCACAGTGCACTGTACACCGAGGGCACATTTACCAAAGATCTCACAAAAGTATTGGCACAATCTAGTTTAAGGGAAAAATTATTTTACAATAAAAAAGTTGAGGTAGAATTTGTAGGTTCTTTGAATCATAAGGTAGGGGAGTTAGTAGAACTCACCACTTATAAAGGTAAGGATAGAGTATTTGATGCAGAAAATAGTGGTATATATGTTATAGGTCGTGTTGAAAGAGAATTTGTCTCAAGTAACAGTAATATGGTGACTAAATTAATATTATATACTGATAGTGCAGGTAGTGTGGGTACTACTAGTCATAAAGATAACACTCAGAATGGTTTATTAAAGTAATGTTAGAATCAACTGCTAATTTTATTGGAAAAGACGGGTTCAACTGGTGGGTTGGACAAGTCGAGAATACTGGTGCAGGTACAGAAGAGTTTCCAGAGGATAAAGATGAGACTAATAAAGTTAAAGTTAGAATTTTAGGTTATCATAATCCGAGTAGAAAAGAACTAACCAGTTACGATCTACCATGGGCAACTGTGATGATGCCTAATACTGCAGCACAAAGATCTGGTATTGGTATGAACCATCAGCTACAATTAAACGGCTGGGTGGTTGGATTCTTTATGGATGGAGCAAGTGCACAAGTACCTATAGTTATAGGCACAATTGGCGATGAAAATCCAGAAGCACCATATGGAACAGAAAATACTGATGATGAACCATTTCCTAAGCTGGTAGCTGGTGACTATAATCCTAAGGTTCATGGAGATGAAACTGGATCTGGAAGTCATAGTACAGGATCTAATGTTTGTATAAATCCAAAAACAGGATTGCAAGAAAAATGTAAAGAAGAAGAGACAGGACAAAATGGTAATGGAAATGGTACTGGTGAATCTTCATCATTTACTGTAAACACAAGAGGTAAAGGAAAAAAGATTAGCATACTTGCTGATTATGTAGATAAAGATAAGTGTAAGTCTGTAAATCTGGCTGAGGGTAAGTGTGGAGGTGAACCGTCTACTAAAATAGAAAACGTAATTAATGAGTTTATGGAGTTTGCCCGTAAGTCTGAGAAAAACGAGGATGGCAACTTTATTGATAAATTCACAGGTGATGTTATGGATGTCTCCTTTGAAATTAAAACTGCTACACTTAGAATCAATAAGAAATTACATGGTCTAACTAAGAATATTAAGGGTGTGGTGATGGAAAAACTCGATGAAACCATATCAGAAAAGTTAGATAATATTGCAACACCAGATCCAGAGAAGGATAAAGATATTAAAAAAGAGAAAAAGGGTCTTGCTAAAATTGTTGAATGTTTGTTTGATACTTTATTAGATGACATCAAAGATTTTATTGAAAATTTACTTAAGGATTTGTTTGAGAGAGCACTTGATAGTGCACTATGTTTAATACAAGATATTCTTGGTCAGATTATGAATAAGTTAATGGATCTGATTGATAAAGCATTAAGTGCGATAGAGGGTGTAGTTTCTAAGATCAAAGGTGCTATGGATATGATTGAAGGATTAATACAAAATATTGCTGATCTTCTTGATCTGTTCTGTGATGGAGAATTGACATGTGCAAGTAAAGCATCTACATATGAAACATGTCATGGACCTAAGAAGAGAGGTAGAGATGAAGCAGATGATAAGACCAATCAGTACGCAGTTCAACCACCTAATGCATTCACACCTGTAACTGGTGATGTTAAGAATGGTCAGGTTGCTGGTACTTACCTAGGACAACAAATGTTGTTCGATACTAAGACTGGTAAAATGACTCCACTTGCAGGTAATACATCTGGATTTACTGAGGACGACTTTGATACTAGAGGACCTATAGAAAAATTTGAAGACTTTAACTTCCTTGGTAGTGATGGTAGTATCCCATCAATGAGTTTGAATTGTTCTAACTCTATATTCAATAAGAAACCATGCTTCCCAGAAATAGTATGGGATAATTTACAGTCCACTACTCCTGTTAAAGCATTACCTATTGTTGATAATATTGGTTCTATACTTGGGGCATGGACAAAGAAGAAAGGTTCAGGAGTTCCTTTGCAAGCACAAGCTCGTGCACAATTTACATGTAATGAACCTGAAGGTGGTGGAGCAGAGTTTAAACCTAACATCAAAGATGGTAAGATTGAATCTATTGCTGTAGTAAAACCTGGTATAGGATATGGGTTTGATCCTGCTGAAACATTCTG